GGAGTTCGTGCCGGACGCGGAATAGCTGTTTCCCCGCGGAAAACCGCCCCCAAAAAATCTTTCCTCACCCCACTTGACGACAATAGACGACTGTCTATACTGACCCCAGACGAGAACGACACCACCAAGGAAAAAAACAGATGAACGCCTTCAAAATCATCGGTGCTGACGACGAGGGGAAATGCGAGCACTGCGGTGCCAGCTGCCCAAAGCGTCGCGTTCTGGTCGAGACGGAGAACGGAGTTGAGTCCTGGGGCGTCTTTTGTGCCAGCAAGATTCGCGGCAACCGTGGCAACGCGACCGACGTGAAGATTCTGGCAAAGTTCGCCGATTTTGTGTCCGCCATGCGTGCTGCCGTGGTCGCTGGTGCTTCAGACTCCGATCTCCGCCGCATCAACCGCAACAACTTTCCGACCGAATACCGCGGAAACGAGATTCGCCTCTGGGCTGACGCGGGGAACCGCCCGGCCGACGCGGTCATAGTTATCGCCTGACCCGCACCACCCGCCCGGCACTTCGCTGGGCGGGTCACCACCCCAAGGAAAAGGAACGACACGATGACCGCTCTACCCAGAACCAAATCCGATTTGGATTTCGTGTTCGATAATTTCATGTCCCGAGGACTCGATATCCCAGACTCCAGCTCCGGGTGTGGTGCAGCAACAAACGCCTACGTGGTGGCGAGGAAGACCGGGAAAATACCCTTCTGGTGCGTTCGCGGAACTATGGCGTATTCGGCGGCAAGGGCTGGCATCAAGCATCACAAGAAGGGCCAAGCATGACCCGCATCAACACCACCGACTACGTCCGGCCGTCCACCGCGGCCACGCTCGCCGGCGTGAGCCGCGCCTTGGCCTACCGGATGGTAAAAGACGGCACGGTCCCGAGCGTCGAGATCGACGGCACCGTATTTGTCCACCGGCGGGATGTCCGGCTGATCGTGGCAACGCCTGGGATGGGGCGGCCGAGGAAGACGTGAAGACCCCGCCCCCGGCGCGACGCCAGCCCGCGGGCATTGGCGGTCAGCGGCCGGGGGCAGGGCTTTTGCGGCACCCGCACGGGCAGTTCTTTTCGCAGGACATGACGATCTTCCCATCGGGCCTATACTGTCCGTTGACGCACTTCCCACCGCATGCACACTTCGCCGGTGCCGGGGGCGGCGTCGGTGCCACCTCCGGGGCGAGGCTCGCATAGGCGGCGGCGACGGCCGCGGCGGCGCGTGGCGGCTCGCGGTCGATCTCAGCCGGGTCGGCGGAGAGGCTGGCGAGGAAGGCGAGGATCGAGCGGTAGAGGGTCATTTCTTTGCCCTTGGGATTCCGGACAGGATCAAGAGCAACCCCGCCGGAACGAGCAACGGAACTTCCATGAACAGCCATTGCACGACGTAAGCGAACCCCATGCCCCCTGACGGGTCACCGAACACCAGCCGAAACCACCACATGCCCCACTCTTTCGGCAGGACGAAAACGGGGAGCATTCTGGCCGCGTAGGCTAGAGCGGCGATTCCGGCGGCGATGCTCAACTGGCTGGCGGTTGGCTTCATCACCAGCCCTCCCCGTGGTCAACGACCCGGTGCCCGTCGGCATCGACCGCGGGCGCGTGAACGAGCTGCCGACCGTCGGCCTGCGGCGGTGCCTCGGCGGCCATCGCCATCCACAGCCCGAGCCGGGCGGCGATCCGAGCGAGCCGGCCGACGGCCTGCAAGACCGGCCGTTGGGGCGTCGGGTTGATCGGGCTCGATGGTGACGAGCCCAGCCACCAGCCGGCGGCCAGGCAGACGATGACGGTGGCGATGAGCTTGCGATCGACGATCATGGCGGCCTCACGGGGCTAGGAAGAACGTGTCAGCGATCAGTCGGGCGGATTGCGGGCGGGCGGCGGCGGGCTCGAGCCAAGCGCCGTTGTCGAGGTCGCGGGCCTTCCAGCCGTTGACGCCGGCGATGACGAACGAATCGCCCTGGGCCAGGATGGCTTCGATGTCCTTGCGGTCAGCCCAAAAGCAGCCCTCCGGCATGTCGTCTGGAAAACGGCCTCCGCGCACCCACGACGGTCCCCAAGAATTGCAGATGAGGGCACCGTCTCGCGGGCTGCCGTTGGCCTTGTACCGGATGCCGATCACGACCATGCAGTGGGACCAGTTGCCACCTCGAGGAAGGAATCCGTCGGCGTCCCTGACGTTGGTCGTGGCAAAGCCGACGTTGGAGCAGATCGGCACCGGCATTCCGTTCTCGATTGCGGCCGCAAGGGAATCCCACGAGTCGCAGAGGGCAACGCCCTGGGCGGTGTGTTCCGTGGCCTGCTTGGCGAGGGCGGCGGGGACGCCGTTCGCTCCCCACTCGCGGGATGTCTGAATGTCGTACGTCGTGAGATCGACGCTGCCGTACTTCTGACGGTAGAGGATGCCGCCGACGCCGGCCTTCGTGCCGACCACCCATCGGGCCGCGGCCGCCCCGTAGGAGCCATCGGAGTAGCCGGCAAACGTGATCGGCGGAAGCCTTCCGGCCGTCCGGCTGCCGCCGTAGATCGGCTCGGTGGCGACGAGCTTCGGCGGATCGGACAACTCGCCTTCAGTCCAGTCCACGGCCTGCCCGACGAACGAACCCATAGCCCACCCAAACGAAACGCAGGAGCCGTGGTTGCCCTGGTTCCACACCTCAAACGGCCGCCCGTAGACGGCGCGATGTGCCCGGTCGGCGTGACGATAGAGGAACGTGTCGCGGTTTTTGGCATTTCGTAACACGTCCGGGGCCGCGCCCTTGAACTCTGGCTGATCCAGCTCGGCAAGGAACTCGCGGACGCCTTCAGGATTTGGCGTGTAGCCAAACCGGCTCTCGACGCCTGCGGCGATCCGGTGCGTGGCCCGCTCGACGAGCGCGCCGACGATCGCGGCGAAGATCACGAAGCCGACGGCCGACCATGTCCAGACGGTGCGTTGCCTCGCGGTCATCGGGTCGCCTCCGCTGCCGCGGCCGACACGGCCCGATACGCCCTCACCCACTTCGCCCGGCTGGCAGCATCGACCGGCCCGCCCTCGGTGCCGGCCTCGGAGTCGAGGAAGGTTTTGATGGCATCCCGGACGGCCGGCTGCCGAGCCCCGAGCGACACGCCCCGCGTCCGCAGCTCGCGGGCGGATCTGCGGAGATCGTCGAACGCGGCCCCGGTCTTCAGGCGGGGCTCGGTCTGCGAGCCATCCCACTCGATCTGGCCGGCCAGTTCCTCGAGGAGGGCGGCCGTGGTCGCGGCGTCCTGGCTTGCGTCCGGCCCGACGAACCGGCCCCGGAGATCGAGGCCGACGACCGGCGCGGGGCCGGGGGCTGGGGCAGGGGCGGGCTTGTCCTGCAGGTGCATCCACAGCAGAGCGGCCACGATCGCCCACGGAATGAACGGGTTTGGCGTGAACCCGCCGGCCGATGGGTACGGGTCTTCACCACCACGAAACCTGACGTTGGGTGGCGGCAATGGGCGTCCGACTGGGTCGGCAATGGGCGACAGCGGCGGCAGCCCCGCAGGGGCGGCCGGGCGGCTCCACAGCAGGTAAGCCACCGCGGCGGCAGCGAGGACCAGGGCGGTGGTCATGCGGTCGGCTCCGGGGCAGCGGCACGGGTCAGGGCGAGGATCTGCTCCAGAGCGCCGCCGGCAGCGGCCAGCACCAGGGCCCGAACCGCAGGCCGGGCCAGGATCCAGAACGGCTGGAGGTAGAGAGGGACCGCGAAACCGGCGACGGTGTCGAACAGGTTGCCGATCACGCCGAGGGCCCAGGCCTTTTTTGCCGGGCCATCGGCCGGGATCTCCTCGAGGCCGGTGACGGCCAGGCGGAGGAGCTCGACCACGAGGGAGCCGAACTCAGCCACGGTCAGACCGTTGGCGGACTTCAGCCGGGCGCTCGCAACGAATGCCAGGCAGGCGGCGGTGAGCGTCTGTTCCGGGTTCATCTCTTCCGTCTCCACAGGTCTCGGGCCGGAACCGCCACGCGGGCAGCTGCCCCGCAGGTGCATCGCAGATACTGGACCGCGGAATCCCCGCTCCGCTTCGAGGTGCGGACTCTCATTCGTTCCCCGCATCGGCAACGGTGGTCAGATGCCACGGGCTTTCATCCTCGCGAGGGCGGAAGCCGCTCGGGCCCCGATCAGCGCGTCGAGCTTCTTCCGATCGGCGGCGGCCTTGCGGATCGCGTCGGCCTGGTCGTCGGCTTCACGCTCGACGATCTGGCGGCGCTCGGCCTCGGTGAGGTTGCCTGCCGCGAACAGGTCGCGCCGACGGAGGGCGACGGTCGACCGGGGGTAGGCCGGGCGGGTCACCACCGAAACGTCGTAGAGGCCAGAGACACGGTGGATGGTGCGGGTGATGTTGCCACGCTCGTCGGTGGCCCATGTCTCGTGCTTCGGGTCGGCCCGGACCGTGAAGGCGAAGCTGCTGCCGGCGACGTATCCGCCGCGGATGAGGGTCAGGTACTCGTCGACCCGGGCCGAAGGCTGGGGCGGTCGGCCTCGGTAGTCGAGCCCCTTGTCTCCTTCGGACAGGTCGAGCGTTTTGTTTTTCGTCCGGCCGAGGGGGAATGCCTCGTCGTGATTCCACGCGAGGACGACGTCGAGAGATCGGCTCTTGAGAACGTCAGCGAAGGCCCCGCGGTCGAACTTCTCCCGGAACCCCATGTCCTCCGACCAGGAATCCCACGGGGGGGCCATGCCGGAGATCGTCGGCGGCCCGTCCTCGCGCTCTTCCACGCCGACCGGGGCGAGGTCTGCCACCAGGAACCGCGTCTCGATCTCGTCACCGGCCTCGTCGTGGGTGCGGTACTCGATGCTCATGTGGTCCCCCTTGCGCCGGCAACGATGGTCGAAGCGGA